ACGATCCTCAGATAACAAACCAGATGTCACATATGATACAGAATCATTGGTCATTTTTACACCGGAAGTAGACTGACCAGGTTTTTCTTGGAATATAAAAAACTCTTCGGTTTTATCTACTATCTTTGCTCCAGTGACTGGATCTTTTTTGTATTTGACCTTTTTAACCTTGCGCATCTTTGCGGCATCAATAGGTCTAATTTCTAGGATACCTTCTTTTGGATTTTCTTCATTTACAACAAGGTGGTGATATAAACGGCCATCAACATACCAACGGCGGAAAATATCGTGACCTAATTCCTTGAAGTTTAACATACCATATATGATATCAAATTCTTCTTTAATAAGTTTTTTAATTCTGTCTGGTGCTTTTACAGCATCCATATTAATATCTAGATTTTGTTGTAATTCACTTGAGCTAATTGATTCATTGACAATATCTTCAATTGCCGCATCCACTTCAGGATGCATTGCATTACCACGATACTTCATGATTAACTGATAATTATCTTTGGAATCGTTACCATCTAGATTTAAGTACTGCCCATAATGTGAACCGCTAGCAGTAGCGTAACTTCCACCTTCATCATCACGAGGTGGAACTATCGAAGGAAGTTTAGTTTCTTCTTTCTTCTTATTGGCTCTTGTTATTTGGAAACCAAATAAATTAATTCCCTCTGAGCCGCCTTGTTGTTCTTCTGCCATATTGATTCCTTCAATTTACTAAGGTTGGAGGCTGAGTTTCCCCAGCCTCCTATCAAAGTTATATTTATGTGGTTGTATCAGACTCGTAATACTGATATGACCACGTACAGGTAAAGTTCTCAATTGCATCATTTGAAGAGAAATCCAAAGCAATTTCTGAAATATTTGCTGGATAAGCTCCACGGAAAGTGTATGTTTTCAATACAACTCCTGACCGATCAAGTTGTTCTACCTTAAGGTCTGCCTCATATGCAATGGGAGCCTCAAGTCCTGTATTTGCGCTGTGAGCATTAATGCCGTTCATCCATCTTTCAAGAGCATTACGTACCGCAAAATCAGTGTCGTTAACAATAGTAGTTGTCCACTGATCAAATGTCCGGTCACCAGCCATTTTTAACTGACGGCCACGGAATGGTACAATAATTTCTCCCATCGCTGAGGAAGGCAAAGAAGCTGCAGACACCATAAACGATGTCAGTTCTGCATCTCCATTTGCATAACCAGGATAGTTGATAGTTACCTGAAAGAGATTGGGACGTGCGCCGCCACCTCTAAGTTTTGCTTTAAAATCATCTACTCCGAGAATTGCCATTTTTTATCTCCTTACACCGTGCCTACGACTTCTTCGAAGTCAACACCTGTACGAACAGCAACAAAGTTCAGAGTTACATAGTTAATAGACCGAGCAGGTTTAATGAAGATGTTGGCGATAAACTCGTTACGATCTACAACTGCTGGTGTATTATTTGTCTCGTCACATACTACACGGAAATCGGTAATACCACGACGACCCCTTACTTCACGAAGTACTGGTTCTACAATGTTGACAAACTCTGCCCGAGTAAACTCATCGTTAAACTCAAACATAACTTGTTCAGCTGCTCGACCAATAGCACGTTCCAGTACCAAGAATAGGCGCCGGACGTTGATACGATCAAATGCAGATGGACGACCAAGCTTGGTCTTATCACCAAACAGTAACACACCTTGCCCAGGAATGTTTGCAATTGGATTTACACCTGCCTTATACAGGGTATCTCTTTGCGATTTTGTTGGTGAATATGATATTGCAGTAATACCAAGATATTGACCACGACGTGATCCTGCAGGTGAGAACCAAGGAGCACGATTTAAATCGGTTGCTGCCATAATACCTGCTGTGGATGATGCCGCTGGAATATTGATGTACTGATCATTAAATTTATCGTAAATTTTCAGATAATTGCCATCTGCTACAAGATATGATGAATTTGTAAACATATTTGCTGTAGTGACAATATTATTTGTCATTGTAGCAGTATTTGTTAAGTTTACAACATCGGCTCTTGAAGGTGATGCCGCAACAACGCAATCCTTACGAAGTGATTGTGCAGTTGAGATAAGATCATTAACCACTGTTGTATGAGCTTCTCTTGCTGGCATACCAGGAGCAATTAGGAAATCAACCTCTACGATATCTTTATCTTCGAATAGGTCATAACCTGATAGGAATTCAGAAGTACCAAGGGCACCTGAATTATCACCTTTGGCAAATGCAAAATCAGTTGCAGTTTGCAAAGTCACATCAAAGTTATCACCATTGGTAATACTTGTTCCTGCACCTGCTGTTGCATGGTTTGAATCAAACCCTACCATCCAAACGTAGTCTGAACGGGCGTTAACAACATCAAGGGCATAATTAGTTGTTCCATCGGTATTTTTGGCATCAGTACCAACAGACATGAAAGGATATCTTTCTAGAACTGTTCCACGTGTGCCTGTAAACTCACCGGATGAATCCACAACAACTACGTGGATTTCGTCATTTGATGCACCGGCATCATTGGCGTATTGTGATGTTCCTGGGACAGCATCAAATTCGCTTGCATATGCCCATGCGTTAAATGCAGTTGCATCTGGTGGACATACAGAAACCTTAATACCATTACCTAGTTTTCCAGGATATTTTGCAATGAAAGTATGACTTGCATTTGCCAATGTTGCTTCTTGGCCTAAGAAATCAGTTTCATTTTTAACGACGGGAGTACCAAGACCTCCGTCAGAATCTGTTGCGAGTTGCCCTGTTGTTGCACGGGCATTTACGGCATTGCTATCTGTTTCGCGTACGACTTGGAGTGATCCTGAGTAGCGCAAGAAATAAGATGCAGAATGCCAATCTATCGTGTTTGCTGAGTCTGGTGAAGCAAAAGTGTTGACAAGAGTTGTCTCGTTGTCTATCAATACTCTTTGTTCCACTGGTCCCCAACGAAAGTTCCCCACGATTGCGCCTGTAGTCGACTGTACGTTCGGAACGCCACCAGTCAGATCTATTTCTTTGACGACAACCGCTGGTGAAGCAGACGGTGTTGAAAGTGCCATTTTTATCTTCCTCTGTTAAAAAATTATATGTTCCATAATACGATTAGTCAACTTACCATTATTTATAATTTTATTACATTATAGGTCTGGGTCATATATATGCCTATCAGTTATGATATTGGTTTCCCAACCAGCATCTTTTTGTTCTATTTGGTCAATATATTCCGAACCATCATCGATTATACCAAATGGAACCATATCATCTTCTATTTCTTGCATTTTTTGTTTAAATAGCATTTCTTTAAGATTAATATCAGTCATATCAGTAAAATATTGTGTCGATACAAAATATCCAAACATTACAAAATTCATAACTAGATCATCGTGGTTACCATCTGTTGCCTCATATGATTGACCTCTGGCTTCAAATGTGGATATTTCCATAATGGTCTGTTCATCTACAATATCTATTTTACCATTTTCAAGTATATCCTTTAATGCAGAACATCCTAATCTTTTTGTTTTTCGAGTAATTTCAATGCCTAAACCACTGGCCTTAATAGCAGATTCAACGTGCATATTTTCATATTCTAAATCGTGGTATAATCCATTACATACTACGGTACCCTGATCATTTGATTCAATTACGACATAAGCATCGTTATAGATTTTTGCGTACTTATATATAATGTTAGGGAAGAGAATTGGAGAGATAGTGTTATTGCGATATACAGCAACTTGTGCAAACGGGCGAACGCTAATATCGATCAGATTAAAAGTAGAATAATCCTGCCCTCTTCCCTTACTAACATCAACGGTCATGATATAATCGTGGTCTTTGACAGGTTCCTCATATAGTAAAAATTTACCACCTTCGGATATTTGTTTCGGATTTGATGCCCTTAATCCCAATAGAGTTTCGGCATTGATAAGTGTATCACCAGTACCAAAAAAGGTATTACCAAACTCTTGATCAAACTGTAACTGACTGGTATTAGAAACAGTTTGTTTTTTCCATTCCTCGTCTCTGCCAGGAACGTCAAACCAATCAACACGAAACGATTTAAATTCATTAACTCCTTGTACAGCACCTTCCCATATCTTATGGAACTGATTACCTATACCATTTGCAGTGGAAGTGATAATAACCTTTGTATCCTTACCGGCAGATACAACAGGATATGTGGAAGTGTAAAACTCTGCGGCACGTTCTACGAATGCGAACTCATCGAGATATAGAAGATTAACTGACATACCACGAATAGAACTGCCAGAGGTCGCTGCCGCAATAATGCGACTGTTATTACTGAATTCCAAAGATCCTTTATTGAGTGCCTTTGATCCTGGTTGGAGGAAGAACGGGATATTTTCAAGCATGAGTGTGATGCGAGAGAGCATTTCCCGTGCAGTTGCCCCTTTGTTTGCAAGTATTGCAATAGTCTTTTCCGAATGGAATAATGCATACCAGAGGAGATATGCACAGGCCGATATTGACTTGCCAGATTGACGACATGCGAGAACGACATTAAATCTGTTTTCCTCAAAATGGTTAAACATATCCATCTGATATGGATACAATTTAAATGGGACCAACCCTTTATCTAATGCAATAACTTTTACGTATTGTTCACAAAAATATGCAGGGTTATCCATACACTTTTTGTACTCTTTTAAAAGTTCTGGTGTCCATTGTTGAAGAACACCATCTCGTTTTACATTAGGATTCCCTAGATATGATTCTTTCTGGTTCAGCATCTATAACATCATCTTGTTGTAATAACTTTTGAATATCGGCAGTAGAACCTAGGGAGTAATTATTCTGCTGATTTTCAACTTGTTTCACTTCATCCTTTTCATCCATTTGTTTTTGCTTTTTATTTAGGTCCATTAATTTATCATTAGTATCTGACACGTTTTTAATAAGACCGGAAAGCACTTCATATGCACGAGGGTGTTCGGATTCACG